TGACTCAGGTCTGCGTCTCTTACCTACTGTCAACTTCATGAAGTTCACTGAGCGCATGAATGACTTCGAGGAAGAGATGGAGGCACTGGTCAAGGCTTTCGTTGTTATCTACCCTACGCTTATCACGGCGCAGGCATTGGCTCTCGGTGATATGTTCAAGAGAGATGACTACCCCACCGCTAACGAGATGATGACTAAGTTCTCATTCCGCGTTAACTACATGCCAGTCCCATCATCGGGTGACTTCCGCGTAGACGTGGGCAACCAAGCACAGGCAGAACTCAAGGCTCGCCTTGAATCTCTGACACAGGAACGCATCGATTCTGCTATGGCAGATGTGCGTGAAAGACTTAGCACCCACCTCAAACGTATGTCAGATAGACTGACGACTGACTATGTAGGCGGTGAGGCTAAGCAAAGGCGCTTTCACGACACGCTTGTCGATGGTGCGCTAGAGTTGTGTGATCTCACTAAGGCATTGAACGTAACCAATGACGTTGCCCTTGAGACTGCACGTAGTCAGTTAGAGCAGTTACTTGTGGGTGTTACGCCTACGGATCTGCGAAAGAACGAGGCTATCCGTCAAGACGTCAAGAGAAACGTCGATGCCATCCTCGACAAGTTCAACTTCTGAAAGGTAATCATGAAAACTAAATACTTAACACACGTTCGTCGCATCTTTTCTACATACGATGCACCTCCCGAAACCATCCGCAGTTATCAACGCCAATGGGTACGCTCTATCCGTAGGCTTGGTGACAAGTGGTTGGTTGCTCGTCAGGTTCCACGTTTGGACATGTGATGCGATTTCGTCGTACTGCTACACCAAAGAAGTATCTGACTCAGGCAGAGGTAGAGAGTCGTCTATATGGCGCACCTCTGCCCGACCTACATAAGCACACACGCCCCCTTAGTGGGGGTGCGTTGGAAGCAAAAGAAATTCTTAACAAAATACAAGGAACAACTAGAAAGGAAACGGTCATGCCTGATATTCAAACCGCACTTAAAAGCGCAATCGATGCGTGGGAACCCACCCCCACAGGACAACAACTCAAGGAGAAACTTATGACAAAAACCCCATTCGCAATTCAAAACAACGTAACTCGTGTGACCTTTGACTATATAAAGTTACACCCGGGCACTACCGCCGCCGCCGCGAGTCGTGATCTCACCAAGCATGGCTTCAAAGAGTCATCAGTCACGGCACTCATGGCGCAATTTGTACGTGCTGGTCTAGCTACTCGGGATAACAACCATGGCTATCGCGTTACTGTGGACGAGTACACACCCATGAAGGCAAGCGCTAAGTATGCCAAAAAGTCAAGCCCGAAACCCAAAGCGACCGCTAACGACCACAAGCGACCACTAACGACCACCCCACAGAACGATGGCATTGCCGCGCTACATCCCGAAGCTACAAGCAAGCGAGTGGTGAATACGATTGTGTTTGGTAAGCCTCCAGAAGAAGTTGTTAAACACATGAATGTGTTGCAGGCACGCGAGTTGTACGACTACCTCAAAAAAATGTTTGGAGGTTGATATGGACTCGATACAACTGCAAAATGAATTGGTTGACGGCTTGACTCAAGAACTGTGTAAAGTTATTGAGCGTTACGAAGGCACGATACGCGCCACTACTGTGCTAGGCGTGTTGGAAATAGTTAAGCACAGTATTCTTTTAGAAATTATGGAGGACTAGCATGAGAGAAGATCAAAAGCAACAAGCGTTTCCAGACGATGGGCATTTTGGCATCAGTATTCGTGACTACTTTGCGGCGCGAGCTATGCAAGGTATGTTTAGCAATTCTGAACTGACAACAGTAATAAATTCACACGATCAGTTTGCGGAGTTATCTTACAGGATGGCAGACGCCATGTTGAGAGCGAGGGAACATGACACAAGATGAAGTACTTGAAACGCTACGTCAAGCTGTGCGCAATCACACGCTAGAAGAAGTGGCGCAGGAGTTCGATGCCATGCGCATCGCCTTTGGTGATACCGCTCACAGTTTTGCACAGTACGTTAGAGAGATGAAGAGTGAAGAGTAATCACAATATTATTCGTGCGTTACTCAAACAGCACCCCGATGGTTTGAAGTCAAGCGATATATCTAGGCTAACTGGCATAGAAGTTCGTTCTGTCAACAAATCATTGGAGGGTGTGTTTGGTGTGTACGTCGATCGGTGGGAGAATTCAACTCACCGCAACACACTAGCCGCAATCTGGGTCGTCGTTGACGTGCCTGACAACTGCCCGAAACCTGAGAATACAGGCAGAAGAACCAAATTAAATTCAGAGGACTGACGTGTTCACGATAAGATGATTTGTGCAAGCCCAGTAGATGCGACCACACTTTGTCGGCAACAAGGGGCGTCCAGTCCTTTGAGTAATTGACCTCTTGTTGCCATTCCAATAACGCGACACGAGGGGGCGCGTAATCTACTTTACCCCCTCACCTAATTTAACCGGAGAATCAAGTGGACAAAGACCAAAGTTACACATACAACACAGAAATCGGCATCACAAAAATAGATCAAACAACCATCCTGTTCAAAGACGCGATGCGCTACCGCAAGATGCGAGAGCTCCTCGACACGTTGGTCATCATGGACAAAGACAAAGGTGCTATGCACTTTGAGAACAGCGATGACTTAGATGAGTACGTTGACAAGTGGCGCAAGAGCAGATCGCTACTCACCTCTGCAAGTATCACAGCGCAAGCGTTGGAGATACTGGAGAACCAACTCACAATGACAATTAAGGAGTCAAGGAAATGACGCCCGAGGTAAGGGTAAAGAAACAGATTAGAAAAATCTTAGATGAGTTGGGCGTGTACTACGCCATGCCCATCGGGACAGGATACGGGAACTCAGGGGTGCCTGACTTCCTTGTATGTGCCAACGGCAAGTTCGTTGGCATTGAAGCGAAAGCGGGTAAGGGTAAAACCACCGCTCTACAAGAAGCCCATCTAAGCCGCATACGTGGCGCAGGGGGGATAGCCGTTGTCATCAATGAGGACAACATACAAACTTTAAAGGAGGTCTTATCATGAGCGAAGCAATGTCACAAGAAGAGTTAGAGCAACGTATTAACAAGATGTCAGACGAAGAGCAGGCGCACTTCAAGCTACTGATATACAAGTTGGTGATGTGTTATGGAGAAGGGCAAGCGCAAGGCGTTGTCATCATTGGTCGCGCAGAGGATGCGTTTGCAGGAGTCGTTACCCTAAACTGTAATGAGATGGAGGCGTCGCAACTCATGTTGGCGGCAAACGATTTTTTCGGCTTTCTAAACGTCCTCGACGCACCACCCAAGGAGAGTTTTAATTGAGCAAACCATTTGACAAAATAATAACCATCGACTTTGAGACGTACTGGGATAGCAAAGAGTACACGCTCTCTAAGATGACAACCGAGGAGTACATACGCCATGATAAATTCAGAGCGTTCGGAGCTTGCGTCCATGTATACGGAAGCGATGAACCAATTAGATGGTTTGGAGATACGGAGTTACGTCAGTACCTTGATGGGATTGACTGGGGACGAACCGCAGTGCTTGCCCACAACGCACAGTTCGATGTATCAATTATGGAGTGGAGATATAACGCCCGACCATGTTTCATCTTCGACACGTTATCAATGGGACGAGCGCTTCGAGGAGTTGAAGTCGGCAACTCCCTTGCAAAATTGGCCTCCGATTATTCCCTCCCCCCAAAAGGCAATGCTGTTTACTCCACTAACGGACTATCAGTACTCACGCCGGAAATTGAAAAAGAGCTTGCCGACTACTGCGCCCATGATGTATTTCTGTGCGAGGAGATATTCAAACGACTTGTTAAAGGCTACCCTGCGAAAGAGCTACGGCTCATCGACATGACGCTCAAGATGTATACGCGTCCGCTGTTGCAATTAGACCAACAAATGTTAATCAAGGCACTAGCCGAGGAAGGAACTGCTCGTGAACAACTATTACAGAGGCTCGGCGTGGAGGATGCTGAGTTGGCATCGAACCCAAAGTTTGCTGAACTACTTACGAAACTCGGAGTTGTTCCGCCAACCAAGACAAGTAAAACCACAGGCAAGACAACGCTTGCCCTCGCTAAGAATGACGCCCTCTTCCAGACGTTGCTCAACAGTGAACGTGAAGACGTTGCCCTACTTTGTCAAGCGCGTCTTAAGGTTAAATCAACCACTGAGCGAACGCGTGCCCAAAGATTCCTTGACATCGGCAAACGCGGCACGCTCCCAGTTCCGCTCTCGTACTACGGGGCGCAGACGGGTAGGTGGACAGCGGCCAAAGGCTCGGCCATCAACATGCAAAACCTTAAGCGAGGTTCATTCCTACGCAAAGCGATTATGGCTCCCGAGGGCTACCAACTGGTCGTTGGGGACTTATCTCAGATTGAACCGCGAGTTCTCGCGTGGCTTTCGGATTACCAAGATATGCTCGACATCTTCAAGGGAGGTGGTGACCCTTACGCGGCTTTCGGGGCTCAGATGTTTAACATCCCGAACCTCACCAAAGAGTCTCATCCAGACCTACGCCAATCTGCAAAGTCTGCGCTACTTGGGTGCGGTTACGGCCTCGGTTGGGCTTCGTTTGCCTCTCAACTACTCGTCGGTTTCCTCGGTGCACCACCGGTCAGGTATTCGCGGGATTTTGCTAAGAGGTTAGGCGTTGACTCAGAGTATGCGCAAGCGTTCGTGAAGATGACTGACATTGATGACAAGCTATTCGACATCCCACACACATGTTCTACAGAAGACTTGCTGAACCACGTACTTGCGTCCAAGGCAATCATAGATACGTACAGGAGAACTGCGTACCCTGTTGTAGCGTTCTGGAGTCTCTGTGAAACAGCTTTACATAGAGCGCTTGTCAATGGTGAGGAACTGGTGTATAAATGCATTACGTTCCGCAAAGGCGAGATTGAATTGCCCAACGGAATGAAGTTGTTGTACCCTGATCTTCGCTATGAGAAGGACGACAAAGGTAGGAGCCAAGCAGTCTATGGGCCACACGCTACCAAGTTGTATGCAGGGAAGATAACGAACAACATTACGCAGGCATTGGCGCGTATTGTTATGACGGATGGTATGTTGAGGGTAGCAAAGAAATACCCGATCGCAGGCACAGTGCATGATGAGTTGATTGCTGTTGTACCTGACGATGAAGTGGTTGACGCTAAGACTTGGGTCTTGGCGCAAATGACTATGGAGCCAAGCTATATGCGTGGCATTCCATTAGACGCTGACGGTGGCGCTCACCGGAGATATGGATTAGCAAAAAGCTAGGAGAAGCAATGCAGATACCAAAACGCATACAAGTTGGCAACACTGAGTACGCCACAATCATGGTCGACAAAGCCAAACGACAAGACACGCTAGGCACAATCGACTACACACACGGCATCATCTGGCTTGCCAAGAGAGATGCTCACGGCAACAAGCTAGACAAAGTAGAACTGGCCGACTCGTTCTGGCATGAGATGACTCACGCTGTACTACACGACATGAAGCACGAGCTATGTAGTGACGAGAAGTTTGTTAATGCTTTTGCCAAGCGCCTTTCTTCTGCAATTAACTCAGCCCAACTATGAAACAACCCGCATGGTCACACTCATCCCTCAAAGATTTTGAGGGGTGCCAACGCCGATACCAAGAGGTCAAGGTTTTAAAGAACTACCCGTTCACTGAGACTGAGGCAACACGTTACGGCAATCAGGTACACAAAGCTATTGAGGACTACATCGCAGAGGGCAAACCAATACCCGCTGAGTACTCACAGTTTCAACCTGTGGTGGACGCCATGCTGAAGAAGAATGGGCGCAAGCTCGCTGAGTATGAGATGGCGCTGACTGTTGACCTCAAGCCTACTGGTTGGAAAGACAAAGACGTGTGGGTGCGCGGCATTGCTGACATCCTAGTCGTTGATGACGACAACCTCACGGCATGGGTGGGTGACTGGAAGACTGGCAACAACAAGTATCCCGATAGAGATCAGTTAGTTCTCATGTCGCTTATGGTGTTTGCCCACTTCCCACACATCCGCAAGGTCAACTCAGCATTGCTGTTCATTGTGAAAAATGATATGGTCAAGATGTCGATGGCACGAGATGACGCCGACAAACACTGGTGGGACTATCGTGAGCGTACAGCGCGGCTTGAAGCAAGCTTTGCCAACGACGTGTGGAACCCAAATCAAACGCCACTGTGCGGTTGGTGTCCAGTAAAGACTTGCGAGTTCAACAAGAAACACTGAAAGGAAACCTATGCCTTACGTTAACAAACCCCGCCCGTACGCAAAAGAGTACGCGCAATATGACGGCACACCCGCTGTCAAGAAGAAACGTGCCGCTCGAAACCAAGCACGAGCAATTATGGAGAAGGAAGGCTTAGTACACAAAGGAGATGGAAAAGATGTCGACCACAAAAGAGCCCTATCCAAAGGGGGAAAAACCGTACGTTCGAATCTCCGCGTCAAAGACGCGAGCGCAAACCGTTCGTATGCAAGAAAGTCAGACCACTCTATTAAGTGACATACCTACCGCAAGACTTATCGATCTCTGGGTAGCGCGTTGGGGACATGACTGGGTTGATCTGGTAGAAGTAACAGAAGACCCATTCTACAAAGATGCGTACGACAGAATGAGAAGAGAAGGCGAACTTGAGGTTCACTTCCTAACCGATCGCTCTAAGTATGTGTGTCGTAATCCAAAATAAATTAAGGAGAAGCAAATGGGAAAAGTAAAAAACAAAGTGACGCTGACCGCAACGGAAGTTGCGTTTGCTAAAAAGATGGGGCTGTCCCCGCAAGACTACGCAAAGGCTGTCCAACAAATTAACATGCCAGTAACCATGACTACGTTCAATCCTAACAACGACCCTGTGTACTCGATACCTTTATCAGAGTTAGTTAATCTGTGGCGTGCAAAGTACGGAGATACGTGGGTAGATGTGTCGGAGATAGACGATGACTTTTGGTCTGATGCGTCAGCACGACTGCACACAAATAAAAAGATGGAAGAGCTAAATCATCACACAGGTAATACGCCGTGGGCTAGGCTGAAGGAAGATGCGTAATGCAAATCGTTGACGACAAAGCGCTTGTACTGCGCACGCGCAACCCAAACAAGTACGCGATCATTCCTAAACACAAAGTTCTTTCCGAAGACAACGGCATCTTTGAAGTAGCTGTCTACTGGGGCTTAGATGAAGCACGCGTGCTACGCAACCTCGGTGTGAAGGATGTGCCATCGCCTATCACTAGGCGCTATGACTGGCCGGGAAAGTTTATACCAATGGCTCACCAAATAGAGACAGCGGCTTTCCTCACATTACACCGCAGAGCGTTCTGCTTTAACGACCCCGGAACTGGCAAGACTTTGTCTGCGCTGTGGGCGGCTGACTTCTTGATGAAGCGTGGTGAAGTACGTCGGGTGTTAATTCTCTGTCCCTTGTCCATCATGCACAGTGCGTGGATGGGTGACATCAATCGCAGTGTTATCCATCGCTCTGCCATTGTCGCGCACCACGCGCAAGCTAGTCGACGTATTGAAATGATTCAGCAAGACTATGAGATCGTCATTGCCAACTATGACGGACTCAACTTGATTGCATCTGAGATCAACGCTGATGGTAGGTTTGACTTGGTGATTGTCGACGAAGCCAACGCATACAAGAACCCGTCAACACGCAGATGGAAAACACTTGCATCAATCATCAAGCCAGAGACGTACTTGTGGATGATGACTGGTACGCCCGCATCACAGTCGCCTGTGGATGCGTATGGTCTTGCTAAGTTTGTTAACCCAAGCGGTGTGCCTAAGTTCCAGACATCATGGCGCGACAAGGTGATGAACAAGATCAGCATGTTCAAGTGGGCTCCGAAGGTTAACGCTAAAGAACTTGTGTACGAAGCGCTTCAACCCGCAATACGTTTCACCAAAGACCAGTGCCTTGACTTACCGCCAGTCATCACAGTCACACGCGAAGTACCAATGACACCACAGCAGGCTAAGTACTACAAGCTACTCAAAGAGCAGATGCTTTTCCAAGCTGCCGGTGAAACAATCAGCGCAGTCAACGCAGGCGTTGCTGTAAACAAGCTACTGCAAATCAGTTGTGGTGCCGCGTACACAGACGAGAAAGAAGTTGTGGAGTTCGACTCTGCGCCTCGCCTTGGTGTACTGGAGGAGGTATTAGAAGAGACAAGCCGTAAGGTAATCATCTTTGCTTTGTTCCGCTCAAGCATCGACACAATCGTCAAGCATCTCACTAAGCATGGCTATGCCGTTGACCAGATTCATGGCGACGTATCAGCAACCAAGCGTGGTCAGATCATTAACGACTTTCAGACTACCGACAACATCCGCGTACTGGTGTTGCAACCACAAGCGACAGCCCACGGGATTACCCTAACTGCCGCTGACACAGTTGTGTTCTTTGGCCCACTCATGTCAGTTGAGATGTATACGCAGTGCATAGCACGAGCCGACCGCAAAGGTCAAGACTCGGACAAAGTTACTGTGGTACACATTGAGTCAAGCCCCATTGAAAAGAAATTATTCAAGGCAATGAATACAAAAGTTTCCGATCACGCAATGCTTGTCGGCATGTTCGACAGCGAAGTAAAAAATATTTAAGAAAGGAGTTGCAAATCAATTCAGTCGTGCTATGCTGTCAAACCATTGACAATAAAATAATTCAAGGAGAAGTAAATGTTAAACATAGATGATGAGGAACCTGCTCCTCAGGAAGCACCGACAGACGTCACTGTCCCCATGGACAAGTTGGCGAAGGTGTACCGCAGGATGCAGTCACGCGTACAAGAGTTAACCGCTCAGTACGAGTCTGAGATCGAGGACATCAAGCGTCAGCAAGACGTTGTGAAGATCGCGCTCAAAGACCAGATGCTCAAGCTTGGCGTATCAAGTGTACGCACAGACCAAGGCACCGTAGTGCTGTCTACCAAGACACGCTACAACACACAAGACTGGGACTCCTTTAAAGAGTTCATCAAGGAACACGATGCGTTGGACTTGTTGGAGAAGCGTATTGCGCAGACCAACATGGCTACGTTCTTGTCCGAGAATCCCAGTCTAGTTCCCGCAGGGCTTAACTCTATGACAGAGTACGCCATTTCAGTTCGTAAACCAACTAAGTAATCAGGAGAATCACTATGAGCAATGTAGCTCTATTCAACCCATCCCAAGCCCCCGCGTTTGCAAAGAACCGCACATCGTTGTCACCCATGGCCCGAGCCCTAGCCGGTGGCGCAGTAGGTAACCGCACCAAGAGCATCTCCATCAAAGGCGGTGTGTTTCGTTTGAACGAAGGCGGCAAAGAGATTGCCGCTATCGAAGAGCGCTACCTCGACGTAGTCATTGTCAATGCCGCGCCTGATGTTTCACGCGTGTTCTATGCCAAGGCATACGATGGCGAAGTCTCTGCGCCTGACTGCTGGTCACAAGACGGCAAGACACCAAGCCCTGAGGCAAGCAACCCACAGCACAACAAGTGCGATGGATGCCAACAGAACATTGCCGGTTCTGGTCAGAACAACAGCCGCGCTTGCCGCTTCCAACAACACATTGCTGTAGTGTTGGCCAATGATATGGAAGGCGCTGTGCTGAAGTTGACTGTGCCTGCCAAGTCTGTGTTTGGCAAAGAAGAAGGCGACAACCGCGCCCTGCAAGCTTACGCTCGTCACTTGGGCGCACAAAACATTGACCCATCTGAGGTCATCACGCGCATGAAGTTTGACACCAAGTCTGAAGCGCCCAAGCTGTTCTTTAAGGCTATGCGTTGGTTAACTGACGACGAGTTCCCAACCATTCAGGAACAAGGCAAGACAGACACCGCTCTTAAAGCGATCACAATGTCTTTCTCTAAGATGGACAGCGTTGCCGCCCCTGCACCCTTGAAGCTTGAAGGCAAGCGCCCTGCGCCTGTGGTCGAGGAAGAGGAAGCCCCCGCACCCAAGGCTAAGACCAAAGCCAAGCCTGCCCCTCTGCCTGCCGAGGAAGAAGAGGAGCCCGTAGTCCGCAAGGAAGAGAAGAAGCCCAACGCTGTGCCCAAGGCGAAGGCTGACTTGTCTGCCATGGTAGACGATTGGGACGAAGCGGAATAAGGAGTAGATCATGAGACTTATGACACGCGATTCCACTCCAAGAGAGTTTCAAAAGGTTTACCGCCACGGTGATGTTGTTTACGTTCCACACTTTCGCAATAGCGATATGTTTGTAGGCCCCGGATACCCTCGTTTCACAAAACAAATCTACAACGAGTTTGAACTCGTTAGAGGAGGCGCTGTGCAAGAAAGCATGCCTCTGTGGACAAGGGGTAAGTACGGTATCGTTGACGACCGCAACCCATAAATATCGGGGGGAAAGTTTGACAAGGTATGCTTTTCGAAAGCTTGCAGACGACTTGTCATTCCGGTACCCCCACCTACACCATGCCATATTCACAACAAGTAATTGACGCAGTCAAGAAAGCGCCTAAGACGTTGGGTAACCAACTCGGGCGTTGGGCTGTGCATCATGACTTCTCTGCCATTAAGATAGCCAAAGTGACAGGAGCCTCTCGGCAATCTGTTTACAACTGGTTCAATGGCGGTGAAGTATTCGTGGCTTACCGACCCTCGGTCGAAGCTATCCTTAAAATTTTACAAGCGTCCAGTACGGGCGACGAAGCTTGGAGACGAACATGCAAAGCATTCAACCTAAAAACTTGAGCGACGAAGAGATACTGCGTCAGGTATACCTGATGGGTAATGAGATGCTTCCAAAAGAATGGGTGGAAGTTCTGTGTGAGCGCTTTGCCAAAGCGCTTGACTATTATCAAGACAGATACGACGAAGGCTTTGCTGATGGCAGTGGCAACGGCTTAGAACACGGATACAAGCGTGGCTTTGAAGAAGGTTTTGCCGCAGGCGTAGATCACGCGAACGACCCCGAACTAAAATAACCAAAGGATACACATGACATCCGCTGATTTTTTAGCGGTGGTTTTGCCGTCCGAAGGTTTTGGCCTGTATTGCGCGGTAGAACTCACAAAAAAGAAAGAGCATGTATATGCGGCAAAGATTGAGGAACTCATCCCGACGATCGAGGAGTGGCACGCCAACAACTACGACGTCTTCTATGGGCTAGCTACCTTTGACAAGAAGCGCGGCGCTGAAGAAGCTCAGTACCTCAAGTCGTTCTTTGTTGACTTGGATGGATACGCTACCAAGAAGGCGGCGGCTGACGCGCTAATTGAGTTCCTGACAAGGTCTGGGCTTGATGCGCTAGGTACGCCATGGGTGGTTGACTCCGGCGGGGGCTTGCACTGCTACTGGCCGTTGAAGGACGAGATTCCTGCAACTATATGGAAACCTGTTGCCGAGAACTTGAAGCGTCTGTGCAAACAAGAAGGCTTCAACATCGACATGACGGTGACTGCAGACACTGCGCGTATCTTGCGCGTGCCCGGAACTGCCAACAACAAGAAGAAGTACGCAACGCCACGCCCTGTCCGAGTAGTCCAAGAAGGCGATATTTTTGACTTCTCGACTTTTTCACCACTTGTTTACGAGAAGTTGGAAGAGGTGCCGGTTGTCCACATTCCTACGCCCAAGCTAGACCTCCCCGGCCAACGCCCCACGGCGCAGACACGCGGTCAGGTTAAGCTGATTCAAGATAGCTTCACGCTGTTTGGGAACTTCGAGAACCAGTGCGGTCAGGTACAGGACTACATCGCCACGGCTACGGAAGATGGCAAAGAACCCATCTGGCGTGGACTTCTGTCTTGGGCAAAGGTCTGTGAGGATGGTGCAGAGAAGGCTATCTGGTTGTCGGACATGCACCCATACCCGCACGATCGGATGCACCAGAAGCTTTCTGAGATCAAAGGCCCATACGCGTGCATGAAGATGGACAGCGAGAACCCCGGAATCTGCACAAAATGTAAGCACTGGGGCAAGATCACCAACCCACTGATACTGGGGCGCGAGATCAAGGTGGACAACACCGCCAAAGAGATCATGCTATCTGCGCCTGCCGAGGAAGACTTTGACGAAGCTGAGCTTGACTCTGAGGAATCTTACGAGCCAGAAGATACGGGTTTACCCCTAGCACCTAGCGTGGTACGTCCTGTGCCCCCTCGGGGCTACAGCTATGGCGAGCATGGCGGTGTGTACTGCACGCGTACTGAAGAAGACGAAGAGGGCAAGAAGTCCAAGAAGAATATTCAACTGGTTCCCTACGACTTGTTTGTGGTTGACCTGTTGAAGATGGAGAACGACCACTTGGTTCACATGGCCGCTGTGCGACCCGAAGGCGTGCAGACGCTTAACTTCCCACAGAAATCTATTGTCAGCAAGGACGAGACGCTCAAGTGGTTAGCCAGTCAGAACATTGTCAGCACCTTTGCGGGTCACGACAAGACGCTGTTTGAGTATGTGCGTTCATGTGTGGGCGAGGCTTCTCAGAACCGCAAGCCAGTCGAGGTGCCGTTCCAATGTGGATGGCAGGCAGATCAGTCGTTTGTTTACAACAACCGCGTGTTCAGTAGAGATGGGCGCGAGACTCGAATTCCTATGCCCGGGCTCGAAAACATTAACCGCAACACCAACGGCAAGGGCGACCTTGATACGTGGCGGCATCTGTGGAAGACGATCTTTGTGGAGAAAGAGGGTATGGAGACAGCCTTGGCTGTGTCTCTGGATTCCTTTGGATCACCGCTTATGCGCTTCACAGAGTACGAAGGCTTCGTCTGGCACATCGGCTCACAGTGGTCTGGTACAGGTAAGTCTTTAGTTCTAAGTGCCAAGGCGGGTGTGTGGGGTCATCCTCTGCGCTACCGCACAGGCAAGAGTACTTCTCCTGTTGCAATGCAACAACGGGCGGGTTTACTTAACAGCATGCCGCTTCTGATTGACGAGATCACCAACACCCAACGCAAAGACATGGAGTGGGCACCTGCCTTTATCTTTGACTACGCAGAGGGTCAGGGCAAGGAGCGTATGGAGTCGGGCTCCAACAAGGAACGTATTAATAACAGTACGTGGACTGCTACTTGCACAATGACTGGTAACGAGAAGCTGACCGACTACATGGCGGGGGCACGTAAGCACAGTTCAAACGGCGAGTTGTTGCGGATGCTTGAGTGGTGCCCACACAAGAAACTTATCTGGAACTCCGAAGAGCGCAAGACTCTGCTTGAGATCAAACGCAACTACGGCGTAGCGGGTGAGGCTTGGGTTCGGTGGCTAGCTGTCAATCAAAAGACTGCCGAGGAGATTGTGCGCAAGGTTCACATCCATCTGAAGAAGGTCTTTAACTTCAACGACGATGAGCGCTACTGGCACGCAGGCTGTACTACAACTGTAGCGGCGGCTATTCTTTTGCGTAAAGAGTACTCTGGCATCCTCGATGTGGAGATCAACAAGGTCATCAACGCTCTGAAAGGACTTGTGGAGAAAGGCCGTGGCATTATAAAGAACAGTGTGCGCTCTGCTGAAGATGTGCTCAACGCCTACATCGGTGACAACTACGGAAGCTTTATTGTTCTGAAGAAAGTCGAGGGCAGAATCCTAGCAGCGTGGGGCGACAACGGCGACATCGTTGACCGCTCGACCACCAAGAGCAAGGTGCTCGGCAGGGTGGAGCATGGGCTTTTGACACCGGGTTACAGAGAGTTCTACATTGAAGAGCAGTTACTCAAGAAGCATTGCGTGAGCATGAGCTTTGGCTACGACGAGTTCAAGGCGCAGATGGAGGAGTTGTTTACCTGCAAGTACGTCAAGAAAGATATGCTGTCCCGTACCAACGGCCCTGCCATGCGTGTGAACACCATGCACATAACTTTTAGGGAAGAAGTCTTTGATGGTAATACTGTATCCTTGGGCGAAGCTAAAGCCGGGTGAGGGCTTCTTCGTACCGGGGCTAGACGTGGAAAGGGTGAGGGAGTTGGGCTTACGTGCCGCTCTCCCTCACCGCATCCAAGCGCGTGCTGTCGTGGGTATTAAGAACCACCAACTAGGCGTATGGTTTTATCGTAAATTTCCCGCGTCATACTTAGCCCCCTAGCCGCGCTTCCACGGCACGCGTCTGCCTGATAAAAGCGTCCGCTCGATCTTGCTTAGCTTTCTCCAGCGCATCAAGGCGCAACCGTTTCTCTTCTGCCGTTAAGTCGTCACGCTCTTGCACGCGGCGAATGTCGGTGTTGATGCGCCCAATGATTTGGCGATACTGCCCTGCGGCAGGAGCCATGGCCATCTCCACTTTGTTTTTCTCACGGTAGGCTATGGCTTCATCACGACGGCCTTCGCTGAGCATTTTCTTAAATGTGCCATTAGCTTCAACAGCTTCTTGTGCTTCGCGGTACACCACGTCGGCATCTCCACCGCCGTATTTCTTTTGAAACGCTGTGCCAATTAAAGGCAAGTCAGATGCACGGCCTGCGGGCTTTTCCCCCTTGCCTTCGCGTTCAAACAAACCGTTGGCTCCCGCCGCCGCTACCAAAGGCAGTACGCCCAGATACCCGCGCACAATGTGTTCAATCTGGATTGGGGACAGGATTGGCAACAGCTTACTCATCTGCTTGGCCAACTCTGTGGTGGTCGCAAGGTAGCGCTCTTCAGTGTCGTACCCTTGCATGCGGCGTGGCTCGATCGGGCCTCCAGTCAAGAAGTTCTTATCAAACCACACTTCAAACGCAGGTTTAACAAGTGCAGGAAATCCCATGGACGAGTAGCCGGGAACAGAACCTAAGAACAAATCTTTAAGAGCTTGAAACTGCGCCTTACCATCAGTCTCAGCACGCATGCCGTCGACTGCGGCCACAGCCAGAGAGAAGAAGTAACCGGCCTCAAACGGGATAGGCAGTTTGAGTGGCTCATCCACGCCCGGAATAGGCAAGAAAAAGTTAGCATACTTGTCTCGTGGGCGAGCGTTGCGGAAAGTCTCGTCGTCATCCATAGCCATGGCGTACACAATGCCGGTGCCCATCAGCAATATGGCGTTGTTAAAAAACTTGCGTTTAATTTGTTGTTGTTCTTCAAAAGGCATGTTGCCTCGTGCGGCTTTAACCAAAACATTCAGACCCTGAATCTGAGCGTTGAAGAAAGGTATCAAACGGCTAGCGTATTGCAACGTGGGAGACAAACCGCGCTTGTAGAAGTTCATTGACTCCATGGTCATCATGTCGGCCTCGACCTCTGACAACCCGTTAGCTTCAGCGTTTTTGAGTATCAGCGCAAGCGTGGCGGCATCAGCGCGCATTGCATACCGGTCGGCGGCGGCTAACACTTTGTCAAGAGCGCCTTGATCTTTACCACTGGCAAGCTGAAGCGCCATCTTCTTCATGTCAGACATATCGCCCGCAAAGATGTTGGACTGGATTAGACCTTTCTCAATCAATTTGGCTTGCATTTCACTGTTGCCAGTGCTCATGCGTACGAACTCAGCGCCTGCCTTGAAGACAGAAGAAAACACGTTGCTGTCTAGGCCACCAGTAAAAGACGCAGCCATCGGTTCGCGCAATAGTTTGCGAGCAATATACAAAGGCGTGCGGGTCACGCCAGCACGTAGCAAATCAGCGGCAGCCCCACCCAGTTTAAAGAACCCGGGGAGCGCAAGACTTGCGCCTTCCAAACTTTGCACCACTAGCTCAGCAGGAATGCCTTCGGCGGCAGTACCTTTGGTATCCACCTCAATGTGGCGCTCGCCTTTGTCGTCGGGCTTGTTTGGGTCAGGCTCTTGGTAGAACCGAATGACCTTAGCATTGGCATCGCCAAGACCTATTTTGATGGCCATCAAGTCCGTAGGTTTGCCTGTCTTGGGATTAACAGGGCCTTTGCCTTTGCCCAGTGCTTGCAAGCCATAGGCCACACTCTTGGCGGCATTGTTGGTCAGCGCCATGTCTGTCAACAGCAACGTGTTGCGCTGAAGAGCTTCGTTTAGTGGCAGTAACTTTGTGTCGCCGCCCTTGAGTTCTGCAAGGTACGGCTGACGGCGGATGTCGCCCACGTTAAACGTGACGTTGTTGTTGAATACCAAACTAGCGTTGCCATTTTTGTCCACGCGATAGAAAGGCACGTAGTCGCCTTCTTTAAGCAAGTCCGCCGCCACCTTTTTGGTGATACGTCCGGTGCTAGCAAGGAACTCAATCATGCCTCTGTTGTACGCGTTGTACTTGGTACGTACATTCTCTAGTGCCCGCTTTAAAGCAGGGTCGGCATCCGCCGCAGCCAGAGCAGCAGTCAGTTGCTCTTCCGTGATGCCTAACGCGCCAAGGTCTAGCTTTGGTAACCCTTTGTTGGCGGTACGCTGAGCAACCATGTACGCCTGCGTAATGTTGGTTTTTAACTGCGGATCGGCTACGGGAACGTCAGCAATTGCGTCAAACACATCACGAGCGCTGTTCTCGTTAGAACTGCGGTAGCCCACAAAACCTTTAGAGTCTCTGTACGCAACCAACGGGCCACTGTTCATGACGGTAAACATCTGCGCCATCTTCTGTTCAGCCTTGCGTACGTGGTACATGGCTTGGGTGAACAAAGTGTCGTCACCAAACTTGAGGGTGTCGCGCAGTCCAGCACGCATATCCACCGCTTGCATCTCGGCTTGCAAGGCAAGGTTGTTGCTTAACTTTTCTTTGAGCGTCTTAGGCTGTGCAGTGATCTGTCTTGACAACGCAATCAACGCATTGTCTGGTTCAGCAGCGGCTTTGCGGGAAAATAATAAGTCCCCAACTGCTGGCAACTTATCTTCTGCAATTTCTCCATTTTCTTTTTTAGGTAGTTTCTCTACTGCGGCAACAAGCTGTGAACGCATGTCTAAAACAGCCATCTGTAGTTTTTCAACCGCGTCAGGTTTGCTTTTTAACAAATCTATTACAGATTCCGTTGGATCGCCGCCGTTACCATAGCTTCTCATAAATATATTCGAGTACACACTGTCCACGCCTTCTACGTCAGGATCTACGTTGTACAGAGCTTCAGCAAATAGCTCGTTATCTATGTCAAAAGAATAATCTTTTAACATGTTTCGTAACGCCGGTGTTTTAGCCATACCTATTACAGTGCTATACCATGCGTCAGCGGCATCTAATGTTGCCTCAAACAATTTTGCTTTAGCGTTGATGGACAGGCCCGTATTAACTGCGGGCAGATACATTTGCCCAACAGCGGAAACCGCGCCGCGTAAAAAAGTACGGCGACTCATACCTTCAGGCATTGCACGCATTTCCATTTGCGCTGCCCCATACGCAATATCAACTAATCCTTGCGCGTCAAAGGATTTCAAATCCATGCCAAATTTTGTTAGCAGTTTACGGAATCCGTCTGCAATCCTGCTCAACCATGTGCCTAAAACTCCTTTAGTTTGGTTTGGAATAACGCCAGCTTTGACCGCTTCTTCAATGGCGTACGCAAGAGTTTCATCGTCTCTGTGTTTGGCATCTGTTTTTGCTGCCTCTACCCGTGCTATTGCTGCTTTGGCAACAACAGACTCTACAGAACCGTCGTTCTTTTTAGCCCAACCTTTAATTGCATTGACCATTCCGGTGTATTGACTCTCACCCAAAATGTTTTTAAGCCCTACGTGCGCCCCTACCTCGTGAAGCAATACGCCCAGTGCCTGTCCTTGGTCAATGTTCTTGGCAATTAAAAACGCTTTGTTACCTGCGGTGTCTACAAAACCCCTAGCGTCTGTTGGAATACGACCCTTGTATTGCGGGTTAGCCTTTACTAATTCGTCAACGGAATTGTAAATTTTTATACGGGATAGATCTTTAAAATATTTTTTCAGTTCTGTGTTGACTGTGTTAACTGTACTAGGGTCAGTTGTAGGCCCACGCGAGAACAACGGTTTAGCCGCCTTAGGGATCTTGGCTTCATCGCCTTTCAGTCCAACTTCAGTTTCAGACGCAACGTTTTGAATTCTCTTCTTGCCAAGCGCTTGTTTTGTTTCACGAACTTCTGCAACAATCTTGCCTTGTTCTTCGGCGGCTTCTGCTACAACGCCCTTTTGCTTTTTAATCTGTTCTTGCAGTGCTTTAAACGTTGGTGTTAAACGTCCGCCTGACTTAGCCTTACCGTTGTCGCGCATAAACTGCTCGCGGCGTTCCAGATCAGCCAGCTTAGCTCTTTCTTCTGCAAGCTTTTCAAGCGCTGTGGCAGCTTCTTTTGTTGCGGTTGTTTCTGATGTTTCTCCCAACTGCGTTATGCGTTGGTTCCTTACACCTTTAGCAACAGGGCCTGTTTTGCTAGAAGGCAACACCGGTGCAGACTCACCCTTCCGTTTACGGCGTTTGGCAATCTGTCTGTCGTAAGCTTTGGCTTGGGCATCATCAAACGCCCGCTCCAGATCAAGCTGACCGTTCTCTTTGATTTCAGACGTTATGCGTGGTGCGTCTTGGTAAACAGTCGACAGCTTTTGCTCTGCGTCATCGCGTTTAGCTTGTAGTTCAGCCCGCTTCTCTTCGGTTAAATTTTTGTTTTCTAACTGAGCATCAAGCGAGCCCATGGCGCTGCGCATATTAAAGATGGTTTGTTTTACTTGCGAAGTGTCTACCAAATTGCGAACACCGGGCAAATTCAAACCTTCACGAGCGCGTTGTAGTGTGGCTCGGTATTCTGCGTTTGGTGTGCCAATTTCTTCCGTAGTTGTTTCTTGTTTTTGTTCTGCTTTTACAGCGGCTCGCGCTGCTTGTTCATCTCTTTGCGCTTTGTCTAGCGCATCCTGTGCTTTTTTCTGCTCGCGTTCTAGTGCCTCGCGAACAACGCTGCCCTCTTCGTATTCAGCAATGGCGGCATCTAGACGTTCACGCGCAGGGCCTAATGCTTTCTTGGCTAGGTTGTACGTAGTCTTAAGACGTTTAATTTCTTTGGTTGCCGTGTCTGGGTCTAACCACTGTTTAAGTTCTGCAAACTCTTTGTTCTCTAAGCTGTCGCGCATTGACGCGGGATTGCTTGGGTCTGTACTAAAACTTAACGCTTCGTCTATTAACGCAATTAAATCCTGCTTACCTTGTTTAGACAGTTTTGCAACGCTGTTACGAATCTCAGTTAAGTAATCAATACGCAAGGGTAGTGCTTGTAAAGCAGATTCAGCGGCTACAACGTCTCGGGTTGCTTCAGCCCACGCAACTTTAATCTCATCGTCTGCTTTATTTGTTGGCGTCAAACCGTATTCGGCTACAAATCTTGAAGACTCTGGCGCAACTTTAGAACGTGTTTTTAATTTTTCGTCTGTTGCTTTAACGGTTGCAAGCGCCTCAGACGATTGGTCTGCTAGTGGCGAACCGCCAACATCAGCGCTTTCTTCAAGGGCCGTGACTTTATCAAGGGCTTTCTTTGTAATCTTTTCTGCTTTAGCAAGCTGCTTCTGCGCTTCTGTAAGCGTTTCTTCTACCTCGGACACTTCGCTATCAGAGTCTTTGTTTAACTGCGCAATAGCTTGACGAAGTCTTTGGACATTACCGGAGTCCAGCATCTTTTGGAAGTTGCGTGGTGTGGCACGTTGTGTTTGCGTGTCCTTGTCCGCGAACAAGTCAAGTTGCGGCTGAGCGCTGGTGCGCTGTAGTTCTTCTGGAGTAACGCCGGGGCGTGTTGCACTTTGGCCTGCGGCTTGCATGCCTTTGGCCATCTCGTCCAAATCGCGAACATCGAATAGATTGGGTTCGTTACCTGTGTAAATTTGACGGACAACTTTGCGAGCCAGTTCATTAAAGTCGGCATCTGTTGTCTGCGGCAACATGTCTTGAAGCTGTTGAAGCAACTGAACGGAGCCTTTACTCATGGGCTCTAGCTTGCCGCCAGAACGCTCTTTCTCTAGTAATTGCTTTATGTCTCCGAGGTCTGTAACTTTTTTAGCTGGCTTAACCGCTGCCGTAGGCACTGCGCGTTCGCGTGTCTCTGTTTGAGACAACAGAGCCTCAATCATGTCCTCTGTGGACGGCTCAGTACGTGCTTCGCCGCGCAGGGTTAATTCGGCGGGGGCGGCAATACGTTTGCCAGTGCCTGCTGGCGCGGTAGTTTTCTCAGCTACTTCGTTTGTTGCGTTTAAGTTGGCACGCTGTGCGGCTCCAGCCACAGTCTTCTGAATGTTGGCACGCATCTGCTCTTGCAAAGCGGCAACGGCTTGTATCTGTGATCCAAACTGGCGCTGGCCAGCAGGCCCTGCGTTAGCCGCGCTGCCCCAACGATCACCCAACTCATTGAGCGCTTCCATAACACGGGCACGGGCTTCGCCGCGTTCCCAGTCGGCCATAGGCGGCAGGCCAAAAGCATCACGCCTAGCATTAATCTCGTCTAGATGTAGTTGAAGATACGCTTGCTTGGCGGCATCGGAGCGTTGTTTAAATGTGTCCGGTAGTACTAGCGTGCCTCGATTTACTTTACCCAACATGCGTGTAAACGCTAACAACTGCTGGTTCTGCTGATCGGCAAATTTATTTGCTGCGGCTTCTTTGGCACGCGCTTCTGGCACAGAGATGCCAGCCAACACAGTCTGCATGGGGGCGGTTTCTGCACCCGTACCTGTTGTTTCGGTTTGTTTTAGTGCGCGAAGCTTCTCAATAATGCCGCGTGATATGTCGTTGTCTTTAACACCGCCAGTCTTTGATTTGCCGCTGGATTCTCGGGCGACAGCCAATTGAGTTAGCAAATCGCTACGCTCACGCGCAGTACCGCCACCCAAACCTTGGAACACTTGACCGGGAGTAATCATGCCGCCCTTAGGAAGCGTATCAAGCAATCCTTGAACAAGGTCTTCGTCTCTGTCTGATACTGCTGTGTCCACATCTTCAGGCAGTGCTTCTTGCGCAATTTTCAGACGTTCTGAAATTAGTTTGCCTTGTGGGTCTGTTTCCGTCAGATAGCTTTTGGCGTTACCGCTCGTAGCGGCGGCACGGTTTTTGTCGCCAATATTTCTTAGTGCCACCAGTTCAGGCACAGCGCCGGGGCCGCGATCTCGTGCGGCTCCCATAATTTCAGAGCCGGGAGTAGCACCCGTCATTTGGCCGCGTACACGATCGGCCTGTTCAGCTTTTATTCTGTCTTGCGCTGTTTGCGTTTCATCTAACTTTGACAGTGCTTTTTGTACATCTTTCTTTAAACCAAACATGTTGGCGCGGGTATCTATGGCGGCTCGGGCCATAGTAGGGTCTTGCATTAAATAAGAAACGTAGTCGTCAACGCTTGGAACGTATAATTGATTGCGTGCCAATTCCATGCGTTGTTGCACATAGTTGTTAGCACTTTCAAAAAGACTTAATTTTGGTGCGGGGGTGGCAATCTGTTGTTCGTAGTACCCGCCAAGATCTGGCTCAGCGGCTTTGACCTTTTTTGTTGACACTGCTTGCGTTTGTTCCAACATGTAGTCTTCAGGAGTCATGCCGGCAACACGTTGTTTTTCCGCTTCTTGTTGAATAATTGGTTGAACGCGGTTGTACTCACCGGCTAAAGGTTTAATTTCAGCGGCAACAGCTTTAAGTTGCTGATTAAGCTCTGCGTTAAACGCACGGTCTGCATCTGCTGTGGGAGAAGCATCAACAATCTTGCGCTTCTGTGCAATTAAATCTTGCTTTTGTTTTTGCAAAGCATTGTATTGCGTCACCACGGACTTGGCATATTCAGGTGACTGTCTTTCTGTCTCTAATGCCTGTGCAGCAGCTTCTTCTTGGGTTCTTTGTTGCTGTAGCTGCTCAGAGCTACGTTGCAAAGCTTCGGCTCGGTCAGCCGCCGCTGCTTGCCGCTTGGCTCCCCCACGTTCAAAAGCACGGCCAGCAGGTGCAAGCACACCGCCTAATACAGCGCCGCCAATAAAGCTGTCAATGTACTCTTTACGGGCTTCAGGATTGGTAATCTCCAAGCCTGCCTGTAGGCGCTCAAGCAATTGTTGCGTGGCTTCTGTTACACCCTCTCGGCCCATCACTACGCCCGTCTTGGCGGTGTAGTCTGCAATTGTGCGAGTGAGTGTTTGGGAAGCAATAGCCTTAGCTTGTTCCGTCGTAAGCTTAGAGCCCACAGAGCCGAACAGCTTGCCCACACCGGGCAACAACGCCATTGCAGCGGTGTCAATTAGCGCTTGTGGTACAGCGGCTGCTGCGGCTTTTCCTAGACTTGTTTCTTCCAGAGACTTGCCGGTGTCCATTTGACGCGCAAGGTTGGAACCCGTGAACTGTCCCGTAGACACAGCGCCAGCACCCAACAAACCTAGGCCAGCCGCAACTGGTGCTGATACTGGGGCGGCTAAAGCCGCAAGACCTGCGGCAGCAGGAGCCAGCATATACGGAACAGACCCGCCAAGCAGTTCCCGAAACTTTAAAAGAGGCTCTTCAGTAAAACCTTTTTCCGTTGGAGTGAACCGCTCCTGCGCACGTTTCTGTGCGGCTTCATATTCTTTTTGCGCTTCGGCTTCGCTCTTAACGCCAAGCTTACCTTTGAGCAATTCAAACTCACCGCCCAGTCGGGTAGCGCCAGCAGACGCCGCAGCTTTAAAACCCGTGGTGTCTTGTTTGGGTTTTTCTTCACCTTTAAACAACTCGGGAAACAACTGGCGAGCGGCCATCATCCCTTCTACGGGCGACTGCCCCTCTTTAAGTTTAAGAGCGCTGCCGTCTGGTAGTTCGATGTATCGTGCCATGTTGTTCTCGCAAATTGTGTCTGAGTGGCGCTGACTCAGATATTTAAGCGCCTCTACGTATTATCAACCACCCGGCTGAGTTCGTATAGTAGTATTTTTATTCGGGTTAACTTCAGGAATAAACTGTTTTGCAAACAGGTCAAAAGCCATTGGGGGTGTCATAGTGTCTTTGCCAGCAAAAGCAGTTAAATACTTGTTGTAAGCTTCATACAGGTTGAACTTCTCTGCCTTCATCTTTTGCAACGCTTCTGCAGCTTTAACGGGGTCGCCGTACTGAGTAACTAGCGCATCAAATACTCTCTTGTCTGGCGTCTGCGCTCGTGCATCTGCGCGGTTTTGTGAATATGCCTCTCGTGCGTTTAACCCGCGTTCTTTCAATGCCGCCAAGTCTTTATTTGCCGCAATTGACTCCATGTTATTGAGAAGGCTAGCAGCAACGTCGGCTTCTTTGCCAGTGATCTGCGAAATCAGTCCTGTAAATCGATCATCAGACGCCGCTATACGTTCTGCAGCCCGATCTTCAAATGTCCGCTGATCTTTAAAGTCACCTTTAGCTTCAGCGCGGCGAGCATTTTCAATGTCAGCCATAGCTTTATTACGTTCTTTGGCAGCTTTCTTAAACTCTTTAAGTGCATCGCCGTAGTCGCCCAAACCAACCATAGCGCCTTTGGCAATGTTTGTAGCCGCGTTAGGAGATTCTCCAGCAGCCATAGCCAAGAAGCCCTTCATCAAGGACATGAGGCCAGCTTTTTCTTTGTCTGTAGTGTCTTGCAGTTCTTCTTTCTGCAGCAGTTTTTCGTAGCTTGCAAAAGCCGGGCCTTGTTCTTTGTTAAACGCCTCAAGTTGAGCAGCGCGTTCTCTTTTTTCGCCAAAAATATCTTCCCGCGCTTGGAGCCGTTTTTGTTCTAGACTGAGAATTTGTCCCTTTGAGTCGTAAAGCGTACTAGCTTTTGCTTTTGCATCAGCAGCCGTGGGCGCAGCTACGGGTTTGTAACTTGTGTCAAGTTTTGGGGAATCTGGGAGAAGGTTTGGAACGCCACCAGTAGTCTTGGCACCGGGGGGTGTGGGTGCTGCGGCATCTACAGGCATCTTTTCAAAGCCGGGTTTTACTCCGGGGAAGTCTTTGGTACGGATAGCGTCTTGTGGTGGGTACTTTGCGTCACGCAGGGCCTGCTGGTCAAATGTCGCAGCTTTGTCGCCGCCTTTAATTTTTACTTCTTTGTATGCGGCAACTTCTTCAGGTGTAGCCGTACCTTGCGCAATCTTTTGCTCAATCATGGCAAGTTGACGCTCTTTGTTGCCGCTGCTTAAACTTTCCATAATGCGTTGGAAAAGCGGTGTGTTTTCTGGAGCGCCTTGTTGAGTAAATTGGGCGCGGGGTTGAACCGCTTGGAAACCGGGAATGCCGCCAACAACACTGCCGTCTGTTGTGTTGCCTTGATAACGTGGAATATGGCCGCCACCAGCCATACGAACCACGGGCTCGCTTTGCTGGGCAAAGTTAAACATGCCGCCCATACCGCCGGTGGCCATGCCTTCTTGATCGTCTTCGTAGCCTGCAATACCGCCATCAGCCATGCGCTGCATGTTGGGCGCGGGAATCTGAGCTATGCCTTGGTTTTCTGGAAGTTCGGTCTGTACACGACCGCCATAGCCGGTTTGTAAAGGCACTCCAGCGCCAGTCATTACAGGCGAAGCCATGCCAGCAATTTCTCTATCTGCCACTGTGGGCATCTGTCCGGGATTCCCCTGCGCTGCCATGCGTAAAGACCTGCGGCGATCTGACTCTGACTTTGCCAACGACAAAATGTAAGGGTTGTTTTTATGCAGCGCTGCATATTCTTGCAATGCTGAGTCCGGCTGTAAACTAGCCAATGTCTTTGTAATCAAGTTGACGTCAGGTGTGCCAATAGGCGTCTGTTGTGTATAAGCCATGTTTAATCCTGACCCATTTGATAGAGAGTTAAATCAGCCAGACCAGCAGGGCGGCGCTCCAAGTCGCCGGTAGCTCCACCCTTGGCCCCAAATAACTTAGCACCAGTCAGTGCTGCACCGCCAAGACCTGCAATCTGAGACACGGCAGACGGTGCTTGTCCATACATTGCGGAAGACTGCTGAGTCAAAGGCAAGCCACGCAGCATGTCGGACATAAAGCCCAACTGTTTGTACGGGTAGTTCTGCGCGTTCAGATAGTCTTGGTACTCTGCGTTTAACGCATTCTGCATCTGCTGTTGCTGCTGACCACCAAACTGGTTCTGGATGTTTAACAACCCAACGTTCTGTCCGTACTGTGTATTACCAATATCAGCCAAGCTCTTAGCGCCCGATAAGGCTGTCTGTAGGCCTTGAAGTCCTAGCCCGGCACCAAACTGTTGCTGTTGAGCGTTTAATTGTTGGCCTGCCAAGCCCTGTGCTTGAGACTGATTGAACTGTTGCATTGCCTGTTGGTAAGCGTTTTGCAAACCTTGAGCTTGGATATCACCCTTTTGACGCATTAAAGAAGCGTTGAGTTGGTTATTGGCAAGAAGATTGCCGCTACCACCAAAAGCACCGGAACGAGCAGCTTGGGCATTCTGCATTTGGCGGGCAATTTCCCCCTGCCGCTGTGCATCTGATTGCTGGCGAGCAACAACCGTGTCCATGTACGGAGACATGTACTGACCAACTGAGCCTGTGCCGGGCTGAAACTTGCCTTGTGCATCGTATCCGGGCAGTGTGTTTGTTCCCGTAAATTGCTGTGTCTGATATGGGTTGAACGTGTACTGCGTATTGAGCGCGCCAAGACCGGCCATACCCGCCATAGCGGTGGCATCACCCAACTGAGGAGCGGTCTGCATCAAAGCCGCATTTTCAAAGGACTGTTTTTGCAGAGGTGTAAACTGTGCTTGACGATCCCGCATGTACTGCATGTACGGGTTCTGATTTATATCAGTCAAACCCTGCGCATTGCCGAGCAATTCCTCAACGTACGGCTTGGCGTAGTCGGGGATTGTGACTTGCGTCTGTTGTATCTGTTGTAGTGATGGTTCAGCCATGATCTATTCCTTACGCTGGAAGATATTTATCAGCGCGGGAGTTAGCCGCTACTTTGTTTTTACCTGTGGTTTTGCCCCGTGCACGTTGTACACGATCCATCATGGCATAAAGCTTTTTAGCACCTGCCTCTGTAGAGCCGTTACCCAACTCAGACACGATACGTGCAGGGATCACAAACTCACCATCGGCAAGACGTGCGGGTTGCTGTTTAGCGCCAATGGTTGCAGGGATGCTGTCAGACACGCCATCACCGGGGCCTTTAAGCAGTCGACCGCCATCAGAGTAAGAGCCCAAGGAACCTAGACCGCCACCCATTGCGTAGCCCATCATGCCGCCACCAGCGGCTTTAAGAGGGCGTTTTTGTGCTTTGCCGTAAGTAACGTAGTGGTTGTACGCGGCAGAGGCTAGATCGTCTTTAGTTCCGAAGTTAGCTATGCCTTTATCTAATTCTGCTTGCACATCAGGGTTGGCTTTTAAGTAAGAAACATAATCAAAATTGGCTTTGTCTGTTGCTTCTTGATTTATAGTGCCGTCTTCATTTATGACTTTAGTTGTGCCAGCTGCCCCGCTTGTGTTTTTGCTGCCGTCACTGGACACGACATTGCCATCTTTGTCGTAAGACAAGAACTTAGGCTTGTATCGGTTGGCACCCGTAAAGTAGGGCTGCATCAACGGCCTGCTTCTTGCCGCGTTAGCTTGCGCTAAGTTTTTACCTTTGCCCATAAGGAATCTGTACGCATCTAATGAGTCATCCGTCAGCGTGTTGAAAGCAGCTTCGGGATCTTTTGGTATTGGGGCGGTATAGCCCAAGCTGCCGCCACCTTTGGTAAAACCACCTCGAACTTCGCCCATGCCCGAAAAACCACCATCAGGGCGGTAAGGAATATTTGGGTGTACAGTAACTGTGCCGTCTAGATTGGTTGTAATGTCGCCGGGGTTTGTTGCATTGCCGTAGAAGCCGCCGGGGATCACGCCCGTGTTTATGCCTGTGCCTGTACCACCTGTGCCTGTACCGCCTGTGCCTGTGATGATGTCGTTGCCTGTGCCGCCTGTGACTGTGGTCTTATCGTCTATTTTTGTAACTGGTTTAGGCTTAAACAAATCACCAAACTTTTTGCCTGTTGCTGCTTCAACATCTCCCATGCTAACTTTAGTACGGGTTAATTCTGCAATTGCGGCGTTTTGAGCATCGCCTACAGACATTTTTCCTGTGTTTATTAAGTTCTGTAATCCTTTTGTGACGTAATTAATGTTGCCGTACAAACCTTCTAAGCCCGCTTGATCGCCCGGTAGAGCACCAGCGATGTAGCCAATTTGGTTGTAAAGATCAACAGGTTTTCCGGTTGTTGCATCAATAATACCGCCAGTAAAGCCAATATCATTTAAACCCGGTTGTGTCAAAGCATACTGAGCGCCTTGAGACAGCCCCGCACCTTGCATAGCATTGGTTAGTGCTTGGCCTTGCAAACCAACTGCACTTGTAGCTTTTTGGAACTCAGAAGCATCTGTACCGGGGGCATTAAGCGTTTGCACAAAACGCTGTTCGTAATTAGCTTGTTTATCTTGTGTACCCGTAGCCCGTGCAATATCAGCGGCAGACACGCCAAACGTCTGCATGTCCTGCGCAATCTTTGCGTCAGTTAAACCGGGAGTTTTAAAATAATCAAAAATTTCCGTGTCGGTAGGCTTATACCCGCCAGCCGCCAAAGCCACAATACCGCCACCAGCCATAGGCGTAGGTTGACGCTGATCTAACGTAGCCATCTGACCTGTTTGAGGGTTTGTGTATGCGTCAGAGAAGTTGCGGTTACCAAACTCGCTGGCTTTAATTGGCGTTAAAGACTTGTATGTCTGGGTGAAGGGGTCGTATAACTTCTGACGAATGTATGCGGGGTTAGTGTCCACCGGCATCTTGGTCGTTGTTGGAACCATAGCCCCTGCCATGATAGGTGCGGCTGCGGCTGCAATATTGCCAAGATTTTGTTTAGCAAAAGCACCCATAGCACTTGGGGTAGACGTTACAGCGTTAAACCCTGAAGATACTGCTTGTCCCGTATTTGCCATTGCAGATTTGGTGGCGTCTGCTGCGGCTTGATTTAACACACCCTGTTTTGTTAACTCGGTATTAGCCATCTCCGCTGCAATTTGATCTGCGCTTAAAGACCCCATAGCGCTTTGTTGTGCAGCACCTACACCAGCCCCCATAAGACCTTCAGCCAAGCCCGCCCCACCATACGCACCCAACCCGGCCATGAGTCCGCGAGACAGACTGCCGGTAGCCAAGGTAGTCAACCCGCCCGTAACTAAACCCGCCGTGCCAGCGCTTAAGCCCAAGCCCGCAATACCAAAAGCTCCGGGGCCTAAGAAAGCGCCAAGGGCGATAGGGGCAACTGCTTTGAACAAATCAGAAAGGAAGCCAGCTTCGGGTAAACCCGTAGTAGGATTGATGGTCAACGAACGACCATTGGCTTCGGCAAAAGCTTGTAAACGCTGGACTTCGTCCGGCGTCATGTGTACAAGTAAAGAGTCGTCACCGCGACCGTTGGCGGCTACCTGTTCGGCAAACTTATGCAGGCTCATTTTTGCCTCTCAAAATGGGGGTTGTTGGATAATATCATGTTGACGTCTTTATGCGAAGCATTTGACTGGTATCCTGTACACCATCTTGTGTATCTCGGTACACATCGCCAAGCCTCAAGTTAGGCAAGTCGGCATCAGTGGGCAGTGTGGCAAGGTTTAAGTTCAGCGTTGTCCCGCCCATATCACCGGGGTTGGACAGTTGATTAAAGTACAGGCGCAGGACGTTGTTCAGTTGGCTGAAGTAGCGGCTTTCGTACTCTCTTGGAGCCAGTGGCAAGCTTGGTGGGGTTGCGTTTAGTTCAGCCATTACCTACGTCCATCAGCTCTGATGTCAATTCTTGGCGCACCAAGCTGCCACTGTGTATTCAACTGATTTGAGTCAATCTTAAATATCATCTGACGACCGCGCATACGGGTCATTATCTGGCCTGTAAATTGTTCTGTAATAACGTACGTACTGCTCTTGGCCACAGGTTGTGTGGCTGTGCTTGTCACGCCAGAGCCTGAGTTTGCCAAGCCAAACAGCGTCATGTTGACTGAGGCAGGTGCGCCCGCAGGTGTGTTTGTAGAGTCGCTAAAGGTCAGATCAGGAAGGACGCGCCAAACAAAACCAAAATTGTGTCCGTCACCAATGTCAAACTCTGAGGATGAAATGTAAGCGTTAATGGCTGTAGCGGTGCCGGTTGTGTTGTCATTTAAGCCAGTCTCGTGGTTAATCAAGTTGCCTGTGAGCGTGTCAGTAAAATAGTTTGCCGCAATAGGAACAGACTGTAGACCAGAGTCAAGCCAAGCCGTACGTGACAAAGTGCCGTAGTACCAGATTTTCTCAACGTAATTGTAGATAACGTACTTGTCAATATTTGTACTGTTAGCCGAGCAGTAGAACCACCAGACCTCGTTGAAGCCCTCGTTGGTGCCAGCAAATACTTGCAGTGCCTGCTCTTGGTTAAGGTCACTAAACACAAAACGGCGCAGGTCACAGTTAAGCGTTTGCACACGACCATCGTAGGAGTAGAACTTATCTACGCCCATCCAATACACAATACCTGAAGCGACTACAGCCGAGTTAGGACTCATGATTGAGACGTTGTCACCAAGCAGTTGTGGTGCCCATACGAAAGGGGGCCCAAGGTATTGCAAAGAATACACAGCCGAGTCGGTAAACACAACGATTTCTTGACGAGTTTGAACAGTTGTGATGATTTCTGAGCCGTGAGATATACGTATAAACCCTGCTTGGTTTGTAGGATCGGGTGTCCAATTAAAAATATCGTCTTGCGATGACCAGCGAATCAACATGGGGTCAAGTGTGGCCGAACCATAGTCGTTAGCACCAAACGTAATTACAAAACGTGATGTGTCAGAAACAACTATGTTGTTCTGAACTGTCGGCACGTCCACAATCAAAGACACAAACACCCCTGTGCCTGTGGAGGCAGTGTTGACCGGCGCGCCTGCGCCATCAAGTAATTTAAATGTTAACCCGTTTACTTCAAACACATAGTACGTAGTTGCCGCAGCTATGCCGGTGGGCAGGGATGAAGTAGCCGCAAACTGAAGGGCCGCGCCTTCTGTAAAGAGAATGTTTGATGTTGAAGTCACCACAGTCGGCGAAGCGTTTGTAAACGTTACATTGCCGCCCAAGGAATTAAGCAACACGCCACGGGTATTTACGGTGTCGTTTGCTTCCCAGTAGTAAATAGCGCCTGTGCGGGGGCCATACACTAAATCTTGGCCGTAATTATCTTGGTTCCACAAGCGAAGCGCAGATGTGGATGTAAGGCCGTAGCCCCATGTACCCACCGTTGAAGGGGGCGCAACAGGAGGAGGACTACCCCAAGCACCAGCGCCCCAACCTACAAGCGGAACAGGAATTGCAGGGCCGACATTGATTTGATATGCCGCTACAACAGAAGCACCACCACCCGGGGAAACGTCCGAACCGTTGGCTATAGCAGAGGCTGTAAAGATGTAACTGTTAGCGTCAATGACATTTAAGATTTGATACTCAGCGTTTAACACTGTAGCCGTAATATTTCCACCAAGGCTAACAGCGCCACTGAACGTAACAAAATCTCCCGTCAGTGCGCCATGCGATGTGTCTGTAACGGTGATTACGGCAGAGCCATTTGTAGCTGCAAAAGGGTTGTTGTTGATTGTGACTGTCTCACGAATCGGTGTGATGTCGTAATAAAGCCCGCCTTGGTTGATGTAGAACTTAAGGTTTGTGCCAACACCAATCAGATTATTGCCAAGTAACGTTACCCAATTCCACAAAGAACGGCATATGCCAAGATAGTAAGCCGCAGAAAAAGGCTGCCAACCACCAATTTTTTCAGGATTGCCTTGACGAAAGCGTACCTTGTCGGCCTCGTACCAGCCGCCTTCCGTGGTGTACCGCGTGTTTTCTTTGTTGACACCCGGCTTGAACAGTATTTTTTGTAATGGCATCAGCAGTCCTAGGATAGAAACAGTGCTTTTTCAGCGTCCCTGCGCTTTTTTAGCCCTAGGAGAATTTTACCCCCTGCCATGCAGTACAGCAAGAGGGCATCGGCTGCGCCTTCCCAATCACCACGATTGATTTTCATCCGAATAGAAGAACGCTGAAAAGCCCCCACTCCGGCGTTGAAGGCAAAGCTGACACACGCGTCGAAAGCGCCTTGACGACCAGATAAAGCGGGAGCAAGTCGTAGAACACCACGTT